CTAATAGTAGGATATACACTACTAAAGAAATCATCTGCTAAATGGTTGGCAACGAACGCAAATTCGTCTAAGAATATAATGTTGAATGACATACCTCGAACAGCTGATGCAGAGGTTGATGCCGCAATGATCTTGGATTTGTTTTCCAATTCCATAGATCCTTTGTTCCATGCAATTATACCCTGTTGCATCCACTTAGGCAAGTTCTCGTATGCGATTTGCAATCTACCTAATAGATCTCTGGCAGTTTGAGCTTTGTTTGCAAGTATGCCTATGGTTACACTATCATTGAAGATTGCATAGTGTAGGAGATATGATACCACAGTCGTTGACTTACCTGACTGTCTAGGCATCTTACATATATTAAATCTATTATTATGGAAATTATTAACTAACTTCTCTTGGAAGTCATACATCTTGAATGGCACTAGACCTTCATCCAAATTAATAATCCTTACATACTTTTGTGCAAAATATACAGGATCCTGAGCACATTTTAAAAACTCAGATACTTGTTTTTTTGTGAAGTTCTGAGCAACGTTAGCTTTTTTTAGATTAGGATTTCCAAGGTATTGTACATTATTATCAGGCATGATTTATGCGTCAATTACTAATAGGGGTTTCGTGGGATCTTTGTCACTGGCATCAAAGTATAAAACTTTACTGCCTGGATATACTTTGTTCAATTCAAACTGAACATTCTTTTTTAAAGGTCTTGCTCTTTGAGGAAAAAACATCTGAATAAACTTAGTCTGTCCTCTAAATTGAAAAGTAATAGTATAGGTTGCACCATACTTATTCAATCTCTGCCAGTTACCTTCTTCGTTGATTGATTTGAAACTTTTCATTTGGTGTCCTTTTTCATTTGTTTTAACATCTTTTGTAAGTCAGCGGTGCTTCCTACAAACAAAGAGTTATTGGTAACATTGGTAGTGTTCTTCTCTTTGACCTCATCAATCTCCTTCATTTTTTTCTGGAGATCAATTAATTTATCTGCTGTGTCTGCAACGTGTTTGATAAGTTGACCAGCAACCTCATACGCCCTTGCAGAATCAGACTGTTGTGCAACATCTAATGCACCATCTACTGCCTCTTGACCTTTCTCAACTAAAGAATACAACTGAGCTCTACTATATTCATAGTCCTTTTCTACATCTTCTTTACCAGATTTGATGTGTTTAGGACTAGTTCTTGTAGGTTTAGCAATAGGTTCTTTCTTAATTATTTCGGAAGAAACCTCTAGTGCCTCATCTATAGAGTCAAAGTTTTCATCTTCAATCATTTTTCAACGTCCCTGTTTTGGCTCTCCGAGTAGATAGTTCCATCTGATCTGAAATCTGTGACAGTTTCACCGAATCCAAAATCGTCACCAAACTCAAGTACTCTTTCGACTATTTGAGTGTCATCTTGAGCATTGATAACATTTACAGGAATATTTATGTCATGTGCTACAATTTCACTAGTAAACTCACCTCTCGTAACTGTTAGCCTATTTCCTGATACACCTCTAATCAACATCTTCTCATCATCAATTTGTATGTAATCACCCCTCTTGAATGGAGTTGCACTGTTGACATTAAATTCTGTTACTATGGTATCAATAACCTCATTTGTTCTAGCTGTGTCATCTGTATTGTAATCTTGGACTGCGATAGGAACAGCAGTATATCTTTGTTGCCTTGTTGCGATCTTGATGTTTTGTGTATCTGAATAGTAATCTGTCTGTACTTTCTTGATAAGTCCTTCACTACTATTGTTAACAGGTCCAAATAGATATGTCTTACAAACAAACGAGAGCGTATATACTAATGCTCTTCTGGTGAGAAAGTCATCCTCATAGTTATCTTCCATCTGGATTCCCTCCAGAGTGATAGGCATATCTCTTTTCTCTCCAATGATATCTACCAAATCAATAGTAAGATTAAATGCTGGTTGGAAATAAGGAAGTATCTGTTCTAAAATCTGTATCGCATCCTCATTCAATTTTGCAAGGATACTCAGTTGCATATTGATGTTGTATGGGACTGGCATGAATGTCTTAATAAGATTCTTAGTCTTCTTATTAACAGACTTGAAAGATTGCATAGTTGATACCTTTCTTGTCGAATCATAATTCATCCCAACTACTTCAAAAGACATCCTTGGTAAAGTAAGTGTTGTACCAACACCATCTTGATAATCTCTACCTTGAGTCACTCTAGCTAAAAATTTCTGCTGAGGTCCATACGAAACTGGCACCTTTATAACACTGACTGTCTTTCCAGACTTGTCAGTATGTTGTATTTCTATATTATTAAAGAGTGTTCCAAAAGACACGATTGTCTTCCGAATAATCTCATGATAGAAGTGATTCGTTAACATAATATTAGCACTTTATGAAACTATTTAGAATTCCCCAAAAGGATTTCTTTCTGTGAAGTCTAAAATTTGATCTGCCTCTGCTTCTATTTCGTCATTTGCAGCATAAGGAATGTCATTGAATTCCTCATCAGTAGAGAGAATTCTGTAACTTGCAGCAGCACCAACGATTGTCTGTCCTACTACAAAGTTACCAGTTGCTGCGACAACCTTAAGAACGTTGTTTGCAGTATCCCAATCGGCAACATATGCACTTGTGCCTGAAGATACTTGTGTTACTATCTCATCTACTTCAAACTCTCCAAAGGAATTAGATGTTACAGAGGATATAGAAACATACGCAGTTGTATTAGTGTAACCAGCACCAGCATTACTATATCTAATCTCTTTAACTGTACCAGCAGTGCTGACCACTGCCTCTGCCTGTGCGTTCTGTAGTAAAGGTATGGTTTCATTAGACTGTTGTATGTACACAGAAGTAATACCAACTGTAGGTGTAAACGTATATCCTCTACCACCAGTCGTAATTCCTATAGGTCCTAGAACTGCTTCGGAAACTATAGCAGTGGCAGCCGCACCAGATATAGGATTACCTCCACTGAAGACAACCAGAGGTGGTGTTGTATATCCTGTGCCTGGATTTGTTAGTAAAATTCTATCAATGGCTTGATTTGAAATACCATCTCTAGTTGTCATAATTGCAACAGCAGTTGCTTGAGTTCCTATATCTGGTTGTTCGATAGTCATGATAGGAACTGAGGTATATCCCCATCCCTCGTATTCTATTGTCAATGCAGAAACAACTCTATTTGCATTTGTTGTTGCTCTGACTATAGGAAATTCATTATCTAATTTACGAATGAACTGTGCAGTGGTTCCTGTTTGTGCATCTGTTTCTTGTGATGTCTCAGTGCCTGGCACTTGTGATGCAGTAGAACCTCTAAGTGCATTATCACCAGTTAAGTTAAGAGTAATGTGGTCTAAGTAACCTTCCCATGATGCAGTTTGTGAAGGAATGAAACCTTGTCCTGAAGCATCAGCACCTAAATTCAGGATATCGCCTGCAAAGAACATGATTGGGTTTGCTGTGTTAAGACTATTACTTACAGTTCCGTTTACAGATATGGTTGCATCAGTATTATACTGTTCTACTCTGATAAAGTTCCAAGCATTTAGATTGAGTTGTGTGGTGTTTTCAATAGATCCAGAACCCGAAGCAAAAATAATATTACCTGTTTCTCTATAATATATCTTAAATCTATCAGTCCACATGATAGTTCCACCATTTACTGCTGGATCAAACTTAGTTGGATATAACCAGAAACTTAATGATAACCTACCATTACCAGTATCTCTAGCATCTACGTTATTTGTAAACTTAAAGTTAGCACCAATTACATCTGTTATAGATGTATGATGAAGTGAGTTGTTACCAAACTGTATCTGTGCAGATGTAGTTTTGTTTGGAGGTGTGAATGAAATACTAGGAACACTGAGATAATTCGATCCAGAATCAGTAAGAGTTACAGTATCAATACCACCTTCAGCGATAGTCACAGTACCAGTTGCTTGGTTTCCTCTGGTTGGTTTGAAGATCTGTACAGTGGGAGTTCCTTTATAATTACCGTCATCCACTAGTTGTATGCGTTGAATTGATTTCACGCCTGGAACCGTGGATGCTAGAGATACATATGCCAAAGCATTTTCGTTATCATCTCTCTCTAACCTAAGAGTGATCATATTGCCACGAGTGATGATACCATCATCTACATCTTCACCGTTCTTATCAGTAAGTCCATCAGGTAGATCGATAATTTCATCCTCTGGTTCAAAGATCTCACATCTAAACTCATACATGAAGAGTTCATTTAACTGGTAGAAAGGAACTTTTCTTTCAATATATTTGATTTCAAATAGAGCGTTGTCAAGAGGTAAATATATCAAATCTCCTTCATTTGGATGAGCCGCATTTGCCCTTTCCCCTTCTGGGAACTGCTTTATGAATGGAGTGATAAAATCATCATACCTTTCTTTAGATACTACAAGAGTAATCTCATCCTGATCTCTGACACCAAACTTGGTCAGAACATCAGAAGGAGTTCCAAATCCATCTACATTAGTAAGGTATGCTTCCAATCTAAAACTATCATCAAACTTAGAAGCAGTAATCTCTCTGATCACTGTGTTCTGGTTGATGATTCTTCTAGGAAGATACAATACATCTTGTCCGAACAATTTTAAATGTTCGTTCACCAAGTCTTGAACTAGTCTTTGTTCGCTTGGAGATCCATGTAAAAAGAAAGGTGATAAAGGCATTTATCCAACAAAGTCTAGGGGTGGCATTGCATATTCTTGCATTAACTTCTCATCGAGTTTTTCTAACTCCATGACAGCATCGTCATATATCTGTCTACCATTCAGTTCTAATCCGCCAGGTAACTTAACACCAGTGAACTTAATGAGATTCTGACCCCATTGACGTTTGATGAGTGACGTTACATACATCTTCAACCAGTGATCGTTGTAAACATTAGTTTCACTTTCTGGATCTACAACTCTATAAGCATCTATAATTAAGAAATTATTATCTGACAATTCTTTTACATTCAAATCCATGTATAATCTACTATTCTTCTTATTGAATCTTATTTGAACATCGGGATTCAACATGTAATCTAGGGTTTCTAGATATGATTTTACCATACCATAGTTGAGTAAATCGATCGCTCCGTAGTAGTATAAATCATTAAGGAAGATCTGATATTTGATATTGAACATACCCGCCGAGATGGTGGATGAGTCCATTTTAAATACCTTATTAACTCCGATAATAGTGTCTGGTAGTGGAAGGTAATTTGCTCCCTCAGTATATTCGATAGAAGAAATACCACCAGCAGTACTGGTTGCAGTCGTAGTAGAAGCAACACCAATCATGGTTTGTTTCTCTTGTTCAGTAATTTTATGCTTTAAGAATACTCTATCAATACCTTCACCATGTCTCTCGTGATACAACTGAATGGCATCATCAATCAAATCATCAATTTGATCGTCGTCAACATTGATTTCCAGAACTGGTTTTCCAAGTTTCCTAAGAGCGTATTCCTTCAAACCTTCTTTACTATTAGGTTTAGCCACGACCTCTCCACATTAGTTCTCCGAAGTATTTAGTTAAGTGAAAAAGTATTTTATAGATGAAGAGAAAACCTTTGCAATCACTGAGCCAGTGGATGTTAGAGTAGAACTTGCTGGATGGGAGAGTTTTCCTATAGTTTACATAGACAATTTCTACCAAAACCCAAACATGGTAAGGAATCTTGCTCTAAGATTTCCCTCTGATGAGACAGATATGTCAATAGATATGGAGGGATTCGTAGATGTATGGTCACCAATATGTTCTCAAGTTTATGGTTTTGCAGAAATAGAATCTCTCAAAGCAGATTCGACTTTCTCTATCAGAACATCTCAATCAAAAGATAGATCTGACATACCTCACATAGATGGAGATATCCATGATGTAGGTTGGTCTGGTGTAATATACTTAAACAAGGGATGGGAATGTAAAGGTGGCACTGGGTTTTATACATACAAAGGATTGCAAGTAGAACCAGATCAATCGGGTATAGATAAAGATGGATTTGAACTTGTACATCAATCAGAAATGGTGTATAATAGGTTCGTTATGTACCCTTCAAACATTCTTCACAAAGCACTTGATGATGAAGGATGGTTTGAGGATGATCTTCACAGACTAATACAAGTATTTTATTTAAGAACATAATGCACAATATCATTCTTACTGGATCAAATGGTTTTATAGGTAAAGCATTTGCAAAAAGAATTGGAGCAGAAAACTTATATCAAGTAGAACAATCACATGCTTTTGAATTCTTGAATCAGTATGATAAGTGGGATGAGGTAGACTACATCCTCCATCAAGGAGCAATATCAAGCACAACTGAGACAGACGTAAGTAAGATTCACAAATACAACGTAGAGTTCTCAATCAAACTATTTGAAAAAGCGATAGAACATTCCATCCCAGTCAAATACGCCTCATCCGCATCTGTGTATGGTAAGATACATGCTGACTTTGGATACTTAAAAGGAACTATCAATCCACTAAACTTCTATGCACTGAGCAAAGCGACTGTAGATTACTGGGTTCTAGATCACATGGATGAGTTTGAATTGGTGCAAGGATTTAGATACTTCAACGTATATGGTGAAGGTGAAGAACACAAAGGAGATCAAGCAAGTCCCATAAGTAAGTTTACCAAACAAGCAAAAGAGAATGATATAATCAAAATCTTTGAAGACTCAGAATATGCCTTTAGAGA